CTTCTAGTATATATTTAAGTAGGTAATTACCATCTCGATAGTCATTGCCGCCCATGTATGAGCGTAGAAAGAACTCCCATTTTGGGGCGTTCAAATTATATACTTCATGCGTTTTTGTGATGCTGTCCATTATGTCCACCTAGTTGGCTGCCTTTGTGTGCTTTCTTTACGCACTGGAAATAGATAATCCACACAATAACCAAGAGCGTCATTCATGTGATCGAACCCCGAATCTTTATCAGGCTGAGAAGTTCCCTCTTTGTAAGTGTGCCTCTCTAAGCCTCTAATAACGTGTTTGCATTTTGGATCAACAATCAAATGTCGATCACCTGATTTAGTCAAAGCACCAAGGCCGATATTGATAGGGAAAGGCGCAGAAGCCAAGGCTGTAGAAACTGCTTTATAGGTGTTGATCAACGCATCTTTAAGAGCAAATGACTTATTTAAATCAAAGGCTGCTTTGTAATGTCCACTTAATGCCCCTAGCGTTTCTCTTCCTTCCTCTTTTAGATCACCGAAATCTTTTTGTTGAGCTGCTTTTTGCATTGCTGATTGTTTTGATAAATATTGATGAGTTAACTCAATAGACCTGTTTTGACGATATAACTGATCTTGCTCTGCTAGATCATAATAGGCATTGGTTATGTTTCTAATGGATTCGCTTTGAGCTATTTTATCAGCTTTTGTTTTTTCGGCTGCGGCTGCGGCTGCACTGACTAAACCATCATCAGCACCAGTACCACCACCAACGGCTTCAATCCCAGCTTTTAACTCATCAAGTTTAATTAATGCCCCATCAAATTTGAACAATTCAATAGGTTTAAAAGTTGATGCGTATTCACCTAATTTTACTTGCTCATTGAGAGTTATTAGTTCCTTTTCCGCTTTGGCAAGTGAAGTGTTTCTAATCTTCTGCGCTCTACCAGCAAGTCCTATTTTCTTTTCAGATAATGAAACTATTCTTGTTTCTACAGCTATGATTTTTTGATTCAATGCGTCCATAGTTGGAAGGGCAGAGGGCAATAAATCAATTAATGAATTAATGGCTTGGCCTGCGGTATTAGCAAAATTAACTAGGCCGTTAAGCATCGAACCCATTGCTGTGACCACAGACTTAGCAGCCGTAAGAAAGCCAACAGCCACAGTTTTAGCAAACTCTTTCGGGCCTCCTGCGGCTTGCATTGTTGCCTCAATCCATTCTCTTATTGAAACTGTTGCCGCTTCAATGGTTGGCGCAAGTTCACCAACTGCTCGATTAAAGATGTTAGTAATATAAGAGCCTAATGTGCCTAGCGCATCATTTGCCTTTTCAACGCCTTTCACTAATCTTTGGCTAAGTCTCAAGCCTAAACGCTCCGCTTCTTGCTCCATTTCAATAATGGCTGCGCTGCCACCTTTTAATGTGTTAACTAAAGCCACACCCTCAGAGTCAAATAGGCGCATAGCTAGACGCACTTTCTCGCCCTGCTGAGTCACACCTTCCATTGCATCTGCAATTGCTTTGAATTGTTGATCAGGAGCTAGCTTATTAAGAGCGTCTGCGGATAGTCCAAGCTCAATCAATGCGGCTTTAGCTTCGCCTGATCCTGCGGCTGCTTCTGAGATACGCCTGACCATGCGCTGTAGTCCCATATCTAATGTATTGGACGCAATGCCTGTCAGTTCTGCCGCGTGTCTTAAACCGCCTAATTCAGCCGTTCCTATGCCGATCTTGTCAGCCATTTTGCCAAGCGCGTCAGTAGACTCAAGAGACTTCTTAATTAGGAATCCAAAGCCAGCCACACCCAACGCAATAAGCGCAGTCTGCATTGAAAAAGCGACTTTCTTTATGGCGTTTAAACCCATAGTAACGGCCCGAAAAGACCGCTTAGTTTTATCAACAGCTTTAATGACGATATTTAGATTTTCACTTGCCATTCTTCATCTCCAAAAAAGCTGCCCAAAGTAGTATCTCATCGGTATCTAGGTTCATGATTTCCCCCAGCGTCTTGTGAAGGTGTTCCGCGAGTTGCATGGCGAAACGTAAATCATGATCCTGTTTTAGTTTTTTACTGCATCCTCCACAGTGGGCTGATCATCGTCACTCATTTCTGTGACTATTCTGCTAACAACTTCTGGATCAACAGTTAAAAGCAATTCAGTCATGTTGGAGCGTGTGAATAACTTCACTCCGTTCTTATCCATAGCCTTGAGAATCAAAGTCATAATCACCGCTTCTGCTGGCTTATTGTCCCCGTGAAGTTTGAGAACCATACCTTGATCTTTGAAGTTCATGCTGGGCTTGAAATACACTTTTGTTCCCCACTCAGGAACATTCACGCATTTAAGATCACCCGACATTCGATCCGAAAAGTGAACTTTTGCTGCTTCTAAAATGTTGCTCATAATAATTCCCCAATTAGTCCCCCGACTAAATTAACGGCAAGCGCATCGGGGAAAACGCCTTTCAGTCATAAGACCTAGCCGTTAAACTTTTATGACACAGTAGATAGAGCCAGTGCGCCAGTACCAGTGAAGCTGAAAGAAGTCTCAACGATTCCATCAGTGGCGGCACTTACACCAACCTCAGTCACTAGCACTGTCCCCGTGTAAAACTTATCTCCGCTAGACGCTCCCTCTGCATAGAATGAGATGGTCAAAGAACTTCCCACAGTGATAGAAGTTTGAGCCGCATCTGCTTCATCCCAATACGCTTCCGCAGAACCAGAAAACGAAGTTTGTCCAGCCGTATAGGTTTTAGCCGCATCACTTAAAGTGGTGGTTTCTATGGTTCCAGCCGTTTGACTGATACTATAGGAACGTAACTCACCAAGAGTGTCTGAGCCGATTTTTATAATGCCTTCTGAACTATTGTGCGTAGCCATTAATCGGCCTCCTTTTTAGTTGCTTTCTTAGGTTTTGCAGTTGGGGCTTTATCGCTCCATCCGCGAACTTTCATATTCTCAATCTGTGACGGGTGAACAATCACAGTTGATTTATCTCGATACATTTTCACTAGCTAGAACCTCTCATGTATTGATACCTGACTTGTATGGTCATGGTGATACCACCAATAGGATCAATTGCGCCTTGGTCTGTATCTACGGCTGTAACCTGAGTGTCTTTTGCATAACCGCCTCTAGTGCGATCAACATCAAGCGCATTTTCAATACCTTCGATTAATGCGTTCCGTAATGTGTCAATGCTGGCCCCTTTAACAAAGCCAACAATTCTGTAATTAATGGTTGATTCTCTTGATCCACCGATTGTCACATCTTCACGCGATTCATCTGCACTTTGCACAAACACCGCAGGGAACTGGGCATTTGATAAACGCTCGTAGTCAAACGGCTCACGGGTGATCTTCTTTAGTGTTGGGCTGGTCATTGAGTCCAAGACATTCACAATATTGGCGGCGATACTTTCTCTGGTACTCATCGGAAAATCTCTCGCTTAAATCGTGATACTATTTTCTTTTCTTCACTGTCAGTCACACCAAACCACGGACGCTGCTTATTAGTTCCTATACCTTTGAATCTTTCTCTTTCAGAAATAAAGCTAATAACGGCTTTTGAAGGGCTGCTTTTAGACGTTATATCTTTTAACATTTCACCAGTAAATTGAAGGTTGACAGGGCTTACACTTCTGCCTTTCTTTGCTCGGTACTCTGCATACTTCGGGTGATAAGCCTTAAACCTTCCTTTAAGACCAACACCCCCATCAACACGATCAACCATATCCAAGACATGCTCTGCTGCGGCTCTACCAAGAGCGCGTTCAGTTTCCTTGGCAGATGGTCTGGCCTTTTTAATTGCCGCCATAACCGCAGACGTATTAATGGAAGTGCTGATATTCATCTAGTCAGCCTGCCAAAGTGGATAGGGAGCTTTTCAGATAGTTCCACAGTGGAATCTTCATCATCGTCATACTCAACTCCATCCCTCAAAACCTCATCCCACTCTTCCTCATATCGGCTCTTGTAGAAACTGATCATCTTATAAAAACGATCGTTTTCATCCCAAGTTGCAAGCATCGGTAATGCGTACTTCCACAGAACCAAATAGGCGGCAGCCTTGGTGAACTGAGATTCAGTCAATAGGTTAGGTTTAAGCTCGCCCGACAAGACCTTATTAGGCCACCAATCTCTGCGTAATCTACGCTCAATATCGGCTTTACCTTTGGCGTGTTCCCCAGCAAAGTTGCTGATACCAAGGGTTAATATGTCGGGGAGAATGGCTGACAAATCACTGTCAGCACTCATAGCCATAGCTAATACCTACAGCGCAGCATCGGCAGTTAACTTAACGCCATTCAAGTCAACTAACTCACCAACGCCATAACAGGCTGTGGCGTTCAACTCAAATCCACGAATCGAAGCATCACGCTGCGGCTCGATCTTCACATCCCAGCATACTGCTAGACCTAAAGCGGAAGGTACAAACACTGCGCCAATCGCATCGTCTGAGCTATCAACTGCAATGTTTGAAGATTCATAGACGTTGATTCCAGCTAACTGACCGACATAGCCAGTACGCATGGCTTCGTTCTGCAAGTCACCGCCATTCGGGTTAGCAAACGTGTTAGTCATGTTGGCTTTAAGCGCATAGGCTTGGAAAGGATGGATAATGGCAGACGCTTGACCGCTTGCGCCATTGGCACTCAATGTAGCAGCCGCTTTAAAGAAGTCAGCAACAGTTAACTCACCGCCTGCTGAACCAAAACCTTGAGAGAAGCCAGTGAACAATGCAATTAGGTCTTGATCCATTTTCTTAGCTACGGCCTCGCCTAGAACTCGGCCCAAGTCGCCAGCTACATCACCTGTGGCAGCTTGTGCGGCAAGGTCAGTTAGTACCGCTTGAACACCAACCTCTGCAACAGTAATTGTCTTTGAGCTAGTGCTAACGGCTGTGGATGAAAGATCAGTTCCCTCGGTTAATCCTGCGGCTGCTACTTCTGGGTAAATGGGTACTTGAACAGTCTTTCCAGACTGACCAGAAATGTCATAGATAGAAACGAAATTGCGAACAAGAGAACGCTGTTGAGCCGTGAAAATGGCTTCTTGGATAATATTAGCAAAGAGATCGTCAAGGGTTGCTGTAGTTGATGCTGCCATGGGAAGTGCCTCACGTTATTTAAAAACAAACGCAAGGCTACTTAATCAGAAAACCTTACGAAATGGGTTTGATGTAGCCGCCAACATTATTGCCGCGTCCAATCATTTTCCTATGTTCAGCGTATTCATTGCTGGACATATCACCCACAGATTTAGGCTTCTGTGTATTGCCACCAACATTCCCACTAGAGCCAGTGCCACCAGAAGAGGCTTTGACAAAATGCGGGTTAGTTGTAAGGAATTCATTAACTAACTGCTTAACTGTTAATGGTTCACCACTGTCACCATATAGCGTTGTGCCATCGTTATCCAGCACTTCTGCCCTTCCTTCACTGTTTAATCTCACTTTGCCTTTTAATAGCTCAGTGACTTGCGTAGGTGCGATTGCGCTGCCCGATTCTGCGGCCCGTAATAAAGCCCCATCAACCTCGTTATTAGTGACTAATTTACTTAGCCTCGCTATTTCCGCGTCTTTCTTTTCGGCTTGTAGCTTGATGACTTTTTCAAACTCACCTTTAGCTTTTGCTTGCTCTTCTTCTGCATTGGCTTGTTGCTCCTGCCACTTTTGAAATTGGTCTACATCGACCCCATCGTATTTTTTCTCAAACTTCCTGCGCTCACGGCCCACACGATCTGCGACAATCTTGTCTACCTCGGCCTGAGTTAAGGTTTTTTCTGGTTCATTTGAACTAGATGTTGGTTCAATTACTTCTGCTGCTTCACTCATAAAATACTCCCCTGTTTGAAATCCATAGGCACTCCATCTGAAATGCAATCCTCAACTAATTCAAGCCACTCTAAGCTGTCCCAATGTATCGGGGCTTCAAGTGTTGGCGGGTGTTCATTGAATAAATCAGTGTAGTCATTTACCGCCTCGTTATATCTTGCCGCCATTTCTGGATCATCTAAATCAATATCAGTCATCAAAAGTCGCTCTAAAATGGTGCTGGCAGCGATAGCCACCGCGCACGATGAATGGGTTTCCTGCTGACTTTCCAGCCCAAGACTCATTAGCCCAAATGTCATTAATCTGTTCAGTGGTAAAAACTTGGTCTTTGTATTTCTGACAAAACTCTCGGCTATCCTCAACCAGTGCGCCAAAGTAAACCCACTTATCTGCGCCTAATTCCTTTGCCACTGAGAAGTTGATATTTGCGCTAAACTGCATCAACGAATCATGCGAATATACGCCAACATATTTCTTTAAGTTGTTGCCTGCGCGATCAGAAGCGTACTCTCTTTGAAGTCTGCTTATTGCTTGATCAACTGCCTCGGCCTTGGCTGGATCGTCTTTGTTATCCCTCACAAACTCAACAAGGTCATTGATCTCATCTGAATTGGCGCGAATATAAACCCCATTAATCGAGTGTCTTATACGCTGAACCAGATCAGTTGAAGCCTCACCGACTAGAGTCGATTGATAAACAAACTTTGCCATTGTGTCTAAATGTGCGTTGGCAATGTCCTCAAATCCACTGAACGTGAGCCGCTTTAATTCAGCAATCACCGAAGCCTGACCTGTCGGTAATATGCCGCCCACTAGCTGTGATTGATATTGACTAGCCACCCCTGCGACCACCTCATCCAGTGAATCAACTATGTCGTTATAAGGCACAAGTAGCTCGGCCTCGATTGCCTCACGCAAGCCCCTGCGTATATCAATAGCGGCTGATAGGTCATTAAGTACGCCTGCTTGGGTAGGTAGTCCATCAATCAACTTAGCCACCTCAAGCTCAAGACTCATCAAAGCCTCATCAATAAGCCTCCCATGTGACTGAGCTAGGGCTGTAAGATTGTTAGCGTGAGCTTTCGCTGCTTGACTCATGGATTACCCACAAGGGCGAGGTTAGGCTCACTGAATTCACCAAGAGTTCTAGCGGCATCAATTTCTATGGTTGCTTGGGCTAAATCATCATCACTCAATACAAGTTCTGCAATGGCCTTATCAACGCCCTTATTAAATCTAGGGCTGTTAACGCCAGAAGCCTTGGCTCGTTGTAAAAACTCAAGCTCGGTTCCGTAATCGCGCAGATCAAACGTATCAGGATAATCAATCGTGATCTCTGAGGTGACGCCTTGCCACATAGCAAACAAATGCCATAATTGTTCCTCTGCCAACTCTAATAGATCAGCCTTTTCAGACAGTTTGGCATTAAGTAATTGGAACTCAGTTTGCAATGCCACGCCTGACTTAGTTTGAGCATCTGTGGCCCTCACTGCGCCCATGTGAGTCATTCGGTTAATGGATTCAACCTTGTCTGTAATGCTGGCTCTAATTGCATCCAAGTTGCCGCCACTGGGTTGGAGTAAATAAGGCTGAATAGAGTCGGTATCTGAGACTTCAATGACGCTGCCTGCGCCTGCCCCTGCATCTGTATCAACTGACTTCACTAGGCTAGGATGGTTGCTGATACGAATTAACTGCTCGATCTCAGATAGCTCGTTGTATATTGCCCTTTGCATATACGCAACATCGGTTATATCAGAGTGTCCGATTCCGCGAATAGGTGAGCGATTGCCGTATAAACAAACGGCTGGAATCACGCCTAATGGGTTATCCATAGTCTCAACTAGCTTGGCCTCTTCACCAATCACCTCATAGCCTTTGATGGTGTCCTTTTCCCAAATTCGATAGAAAGCATCCTCATCTTCTACCCACTCGCGCACCTTGAGCATGGTTAACTCATAACGCCCATTTAAGGCTCTTTCATAACGCCAATCTAAGACGTTCTCAGGCGTGATCAAAGTGAGGTAAGGTCTAACCTCTTGGGCCAATTCATCGGCTCTTGTGTTAGCAATGACGGCAGGCTTATCCATGATCAACCACACATGACCATAAACGCCTGACCACATCTGGGCCTCACTCATGAACGCGTTAAGGCTGCGACCATCCATATCAGCATCTTTAAGAAATGAATTAAGGGCTTGATCTTCTACCAAGTTTCCGAAGTTTCTTGTGGGAGGTAAACGCCAGATAAACGATGAGTAAATGTTAATGACATTCTTGCAATGGTTATCTAGTGGAGTGAGATCAATCCGCTTTTGATATTCATGCTTATCTTCTAGTATATATTTAAGTAGGTAATTACCATCTCGATAGTCATTGCCGCCCATGTAGGAACGCAAAAAGAACTCCCACTTTGGAGCGTTCAAATTATATACGTCATGCGTTTTTGTGATGCTGTCCATTATGTCCACCTAGTTGGCTGTCTTTGTGTGCTTTCTTTACGCACCGGAAATAGATAATCCACACAATAACCAAGAGCGTCATTCATGTGATCGAACCCCGAATCTTTATCAGGCTGAGAAGTTCCTTCTTTGTAAGTGTGCCTCTCTAAGCCTCTAATAACGTGTTTGCATTTTGGATCAATAATCAAATGTCGATCACCTGATTTAGTCTTTAGCCTGCTATTGACTGCGTTTATTCTGTCTCTAATTGGTGTATGTGCTGGCCTGACTTTGACTGTAAAGCCTGCGTTTTCTAGGATAGATAAATCAGTCTTGCCGCCTGCGCTTGTCTTGCGTTGCCTAGCTGCTGGATCAGGGTAAATAGTAATCGGTCTATTCGGGTATCTGTGGTAAATCTCATCTGCCATTTCATCTGTATTTGATCCATGTATGACAATCTCATCTACTGCATAAAGGTCATTCTTATCTCTAATAAACACCACGGCTGACATTGGGTTAATGTTAAAGTCGACTCCTATGTGAAGCGGCATGAGCGAGTGCGCTTCTGATTTCTTCACTGATTTCTCGCGCTCAAAGTTGTAATAAATAATGCCTGAGTAGTTAACAAATTGGGCTAGATATTCTTGATTAAAGGTGCGCTCATCTAAGTCACGCTTTGCCGATTCAATTTCTTTTTCTGGGACGTTACCCCCATCCAAAGTAGTGAACTGAAAGCTATTCCATTCCTCACGCCCGTCTACCCCATCAGTCCAAAGGTCATAGAAGTGATTGCGGCCTTTGGGTGATCCAATGAATAAAGCAGAACCGCCTTTGTCAGATAGTGTGGGTCTTAATACCTCAGTCCATGCCGTATTCTTCATGTCAGCAAACTCATCAAGCACGATAAAGTTAAGACCAACACCTCGCAAAGAGTCTGGATTGTCAGCCCCCTTTAACGAGATCATAGAGCCATTAAGCAGCCTTATTGATAGCTCACTCTCGTTACGCTTGTCGATGTATTCCAAGGGTAAGAACTCTTTTAGTAATTCCCAAGCAATCTGCTTTGCGGCTTTATATGTCGGGGCCACATACCAACAGTGTCGCTTGTTATCTATCAAGGCTTGGCGCACTAACTCAACAATAGCCAAATGAGTCTTTCCAAAGCGTCTGCCTGCGACCATGACTCTGAAACGGGTATCATCACGAAATACTTCGCTTTGTGGTTTACTCAGCCGCATACAACTCAATTTCAATCGGGGGAAGCTGAGTGATTGCTGTTTCTAGCTTATCCGTCTGGCCTAGCCAGTTCTTACCCAACCAAACCAACATCGTAGGATTGCCCTCCATAGCGGTAGTATATTGGGTGCGCCTCAAGCTCATCTTGCCATTACTGGCCTTTTGCTTAAAATAGTCCGAAAAAGCGAGATGTTTTTCACGTTTACAAGCAGTTGCTAGGGTGTCGTAATCACAGCCTAATACTCCTGCAATCTCTTCACCTGTACACTGAATTGCACATAACTCATCCACTTGATCCCAATTCACATCAAATAGCGGTCTACCTGTCATAATTTCCCCAATAAAATTGATAAATCTGCCACAACAATTCCCTTCTTAATCATGTCGGGGGTACAGCGATAAACACGCCACCCATTCATCAAGGCTGCGTTGTACTTTTCGCAGTCATTAGTGAAGCCAGAACCCCTTGTATGCCTACCTCCCGACCATACCCCACCCTCAACCTCTATAGCCAATAAATGCTCTGGATATGCAAAGTCAAATCGCCATTTCCTTGTTGGATGGAAACGATGCTCACGCACTGGTTCTGGCAGCTTAACGGCCCGTATCTGCAAGGCTAAATATTCCTCTGCTTTGCTAACGCCCAATGATCTGCCCCCTTAGTGATTTAACATCATCAATGGTTTGATCTAAGAGTGTTCTTTCTGTTCCCCAAGCGGCCTCCCACTCTTCCTGACCAGCGTGAATAGCGATACCATAACCGCCTGTTCTATGATGTGCTGGGCATAGTGGAATGACTTCATAATGGCTGGCTCTTTGGCTCATGCCTTGCCCGTTTCTAATATGATGAATTTCGGCTGGGCTTTCTCCCCATTCACAATTCCTGCAAACAACACACCCCATGCTTGCCACATCACCAAGATACAAACGCTCTGCCTTTTTCATTCTTTCTTCTCAAAATATCTGGGAAAATCTGTAAATTTATAACGCAGTAGATCAAGGGCCATTGCTGTGTCCCATCCCTTGTTTATTTCTGCGAGTTCATACATGGCTCCGCTATCGTGTCGGCAGCTTTGGCGAATCTCTGTGAGGCTTGTAATGCCTTTCAAACGCTTCATATTCCAACTGCGACAGGTCACATTCTTCACACCCGTTGCTTTCTCAATGTCAACGTAGCTTCTACCAGCAATTAGCATTTTGATTGCCTTTGCTTTTGTAGATTCTTTTATCAAGCGGCTTCTTTGTATTCTGAATATAATTGCAGGCTTGGCTCACTCCATTTAACCTGTCTCTCACTGCCAAAGTGATACATATACTCAATACACTCACTCATCTGCTCGACACTTAACTCCGTAGATGAAACGCCAAGCATTATGACGTTACCTTCTGGCGTTATTGATGGATTTTGACCTTTGATAATGCCGCAAAAGAATTCCCGCCATTTTTTTTCATTGGTTAAATTCATCCATTCAACTTGAGTTTTAATATCCCTTACCATTGGTTGAAGTTTTCGGTTCTGAGCATCAGTTCTCTTTGTTCGTCTTAACACTACTTCAACTGGGCCTTTAAAAAGACCTTTGTTGATCATGGCGCATATCTGCGAAATCATGTCAGACACGTTTTTGTTATCTACTTTGAAAATCACTTCACTCATATAGCTTCTGCCCATTTATTAAAAGGCAGTCTGGCAAGCCTCATGCTTAATCGAATGTCCCAAGAGCAAGGCTTTTCATCAATCGGCCTATCCCTAGATTGCTTGTCAAAAATGATTAAATAATCAGTCAATGGATACTGCAATTTATTACAATAACGAATAGCTTTTATATGCCCACTACTGATTTTAAGCTGGGCAGATATTGCCCACGTTGGCTTCCCACTGTAATGGAGTCTGATCACCTCTTTACATTCATCAAGTGTTAACGCAGTCATACAGCCACCTTCAATAATCTACGAGCTTTTGAGTGGCTTGTATCATCCCCTGCCTCAATAATTTTGTTTTTGTCGAGCAGTTCACGCACTCGGCCTGTAACGCGATTAATTTCCCATCCAAGCGTTGCGCCAATGTCTTGTCGAGTAATCGGGCCATGATTTTTAATGACCCTTAAAACCTCAATCCTAGCCGCGCCTGTAAGCGGTGCGATTGATTCCATAGCTGCCCTGCTGTTTTCATGAATCATGCAGATTTCTCCTTAATCAATTTGTAAACACTGTCAACTAATTTCTGTCCTTCTTTGGAAAAATTAACAAAATTTATTTCATTGTTTTCACTTTTTTGTATTTCTAAAATACCTACTCTATTTTTTACAAAAAACCTTTTTTGATCGCAGAGTTTTGCGACATTCCAACTAACTGACGGGTTTGACATAGATAGGTTTTCGCATATATCTGAACGATTAACCTTTCCTTTTTCCATGATTAAAAAAATCAATCTAATTTCATCTAAAGTTAGGTTATATTCGCTAATCTTTAAAATGCCGTTGATAATATTGTTTAATTTTTTTATATCACTCATATTTTCCCCTTTTATTGTTTGCTTTTTTGACTGCTTTACTGATCATCTCTTTGTACATCGTTGGCATACCGCCAGATTCGCCATGTGAGCAATCTTTTATAGTATTGCCTGCTGATAGGTATGCTTCTAGCTTCGCCTCTGAGAACGCGCTCACGGCCTTGGCAGGGGCTAGGTAATCTTTCATAAGAAATCCAAATCCAAGGCGACACTCATATAGCCTTTGCTCATGTTCCAGCGTCTATGCTCACTTAATAAAAGCCGTTCTGTTTTCAAACTTCGCTGCTTTTCAAATGGCGTTTGATGCCCAAGCTCTCGATGGTGACGCAATAGATTTACTTCGTTATCAATGGCTGTCTGTCTATTCTTTTCACTTAACCGCCTAGAGCCTGCCAAAATGCTTGAAACAACGGCTTTCTCTAAAACTTGAGTCTTAACGCTTTCTTCACCTATGATCATTTAAAAAGTCCTTTTAATGCTTCTGCTTGTTGTGTTCCGTATTCGCGTTCTTCATTGGTCTGTTGTTTGGTAATTAATAACGGCCTGCTGTCTGATTGTCTGGCTTGTTGATTAGCAATCATGTTTTGCTCCTCACCGCCTCTGGCCCTGCCTAAACACATATTCCGAAAGTCTGTGGCTGTTGGAGGCCACGATTCTGTCCAATCTTTCAATGCGTCAATGCCAGCTTTAAACTGATTGCCGTTTAAGTCCTTAAGAAAGGAAGTCCAACTGCCGTTATCAGAAAAGTCATGGCTGCTAGTCCACTTGTGACCAAACAGATCAGTCATAACTTCCCATAAGCGGTCAATTAATCGCTCGTTCAGTTCTGTCGCGCTGTGCCTGTCGTTCTGCGTTTGCTGCCCTGACCCTTGCAGGGGCCGAGTT